CTGAGTTTGATTCTTCATCTGCGCTTTTTGCTGGTGATGAAAACAAGATGGAGAAGATCTGGAAGCAGCAGCATGCCCTACAGCCGTTTGTGGCACCAGAAAGCTTCAAGAGCTATGATGAGCTAAAGAAGCGTCTGTATGATGTTCTTGGTGGAGATATTCGTGGAACTACTCCAACAGCCTCAAAGACAGCAGAGGATCTTGAGGAGAGCGACTTCCGCGAGAAGGCACCATCTGGTAAGCAGAAGAAGCCAATTCGAGCAGAAGAAGAATCGGATGAGGAAATTGATCCAATGAAGCTTTTTGAAATGGAAAGTTAAAATGAAAACCCGCTCAAAAAGCGGGTTTTCTTTTATCCAATCTTGGTTCTCCACTCAGGTATCTTAAATGTTTTATTGAAAAAATCATTCATAGAACCAGATCCACCATAAATTGAACCAACATTATTTTGACCCTGAGTTGTGTCTGGCATACTTAACATAGGTCTTGGTTCTGATTGAGGTGCTGATGCTTGTATTCTAGTTTCATTTGTTGTTTTTTCTAATGTATTAATCACTTTTGTTAAAGTTTTCATTATTTCATTAGTTTCACCCATTGATGACATTTTTGTATCTACTGTATCAAGATTAGAATTTGATATATTTTTTTCAATTTTTACATTATTTGTGTCTTTTACTTCTTGTATGAAATTTCCAAATTCTTTCGATTTTTCGAGTGGAACTACGGCTTCATTTTCATGAAGATATGCAACTGTTGGTGTTTTTACATATCCACCTTGTCTCAATGCAGGCAAGGCATTTGAAGTTTTTGAAAAAGAAGATTTTGATGTAACTATTTTAGAATCATTTGTTGTTTTTGAAGAATCTATGTTTATCATTTTCATCATAGATGAATTATTTTTATTTGTTTTTCCTAGTTTATTCACAACTCTACTGTAAAATTTTTGATTTATTTCAGATAACACATCATTTGATGGCAAGAATGTATGATCAAAATCTATATTTTTTGATGTATTTTTATATTCTGTTAGTTGATTTACATTGGTATTAGATTTTTTATCTAAATTTAATTTATTTGTGGAATTATTTTGATTAAAATTATTTACTTCTTGTAAATTATTGTTGTCGATTATATTGGAATTTAAATTGTGTGTATTTAATTTTTCAATTGTTGATAAACTATTATTATTGGCATGTTCAGCATTTTTATTTAAAATTATGCTTTTTGACAATAAAGCATTTACTATTTTTTTCTTATTTAATATATTATTGTTTGATTGTTTAGAAAGTAAATGAGTTTTATTTAATTTATTATTTGTATTTTGATGTATTAATTTTTCTGCTTCTTGATAATTTTTTATGATGCTCTGGTCAATATTGTCATAGTTTAAATTTTTATTAGCATCTATATTTTTTTCTTTTTTTACATTTTCTATATTAATTGTATTTTTATCATCGTGAGTAGTAGATTTCCCTATTCCATACTCTTGGTATATTTTTAAAAATAAATTTTTATTTTTTGGAGAAAAATTTATAAGAGCTTTATTGTCTATTGTAGATGTTTTATGCAAAGAAGTGGAAGCAGATTTTAAATTTTGTATTGTTTTTTGTATAGGGAACAATATATTTTCATTCAATAATGCATTTTTTTCATTTTTTAAATTTTTTGTTGATGCAAAATTATTTTCAGTTGATGTAATCGAATTGTTTTCAGTTGGCGGAATCAAACTATTTCTATTACTTGATGAATATATGATGTTATTTTTTAACAGATGAACTTCACCAGAATTTTTATCATCAAAATTAAAATATCTTGGTGATTGATTGGTTGTTGTGTTGAAATCGTTATTACTTTTTATCTCATTGTTTTCAATTTTATTATTATTGAGTGATTTATTTACTCTCGGAGTTATAAAATTAAACAATTTATTTTTTATATTTTTTCTATCTACTGTTAGTTTTTTAATTTGTGAATTCTTTATGTTATTGTTTAATTTATTTTCTTTTGATAAATAACTATTTTTAAAAGTATTCTTATTGGTTAAAAATAATATATTTTTATTTTGTTTTGGCAAATCAATTTTTTTTGAATCTATTATTGAAATATTTTTTAATGGTGATTGTTTTTTGTTTTTAGTTTCAATATATTTTTGTGTTAAATATAATAAATTTCTATTTTCTAAATTATTATTTTTATCGACAACCAGAGTTTTTTCGTTTTTGTTACTAATATTATCTGCAATTAATGTTTTTTCATTAGTTGTTATAATTTCTTTTTGTAATTCAAATGATGGTTGTTGTTTTGATAAAATAAATTCATTGCTTGCTTTATTATTCACCATATCAGATCTATCTGTCTGAATATTTAATATAGAATTTTTATTGTTTTCCTCAGATGATTGTATACTTGATGGATTTTGTGTATTTAAGGAGATTATTTTCGAATCTTTATTATCTCTTATATTAACTGCTGTTTCTGTGTTCGCATTTATCTTTAGTGAAGAATTTATATTTTCTGTTTTTAGATTTCTTGCATTGTTTTTTACAGCTGTGTCATTATTATTTTGCTCATTATGTCTAGTTGCACTCTGATTATTAATATTTTTTTCATCTGAGCTGCTATTTGAAGAATTCAATTGGATATTTGAGATTTTATTTGATGTATTTGGTGAATTTACATTCTTTGAACGTACATCGATTTTATCTCCATTTTGCTCAGCTATGCTATTTGACAGGGAATTGTAATTATTTACATTATTTTTTATTACTTTATTTTCATCTGAATTATTCGATATGTTCTTTGAATTCGAAATCTCATCAAATTTTTGATTTGTAATTTCTTCTCTATTTGAATTGTACAGAGAATTTTGATTGTAATTTGAATCTTTATATGATGATTGGTTTGTGGTTTTTTTATTTAAATTAAATACTGGATTATTTTTTGTGATATTGATAAATTTAAATGAATAGTTTGAGTTATTTTTGTTTCCAAAAATAGAATTATTGTTCTGTGAATAATTTGAATTATTTTTTATGGACGAAGTAAGATCATTTTTGTTAGAAATGTTTCCGATGCTTTCAATATTCTCTTTTATTGAATTTAAATTATCCTTTAAAATGTAGTTTACCAGAGAATAATCATCTAATTTTTTTTGAATCTGAAAATCTATGAATTTATTGATGTTATCACTGTTGGATTTTCTTATTGAAGAATGCTTTTTGACCGGAGTTATCTCAGTCTTCAGTTCCTCTTTTTTTTCATTTTTATATTGTTCTGTGTTTATCGGAGTTTTCTGAAACTTATTATCCAATAAAGAACCATTTAGGATATTTTTTAGTTTTTCCTTTAGCTCAGTCTTGTCGGATTGTTCTTGTGATTTTATGATTTCCATGTTTTATTCTTGGTTTTTTCTTTTTCTACGTCTGCTTTTAATTGCTCTATAAAGACATCTCTTTCCCAGGGCAACATGGTTTCAAGATCACTCAATGAATATCTATAGTGCTTAGTCAGTATATACATTATCTCAAAATAATTTTTGAGCGATATATGACTAAGGGTTAGGAAAAAAAATCCTTAATTCCTCTTAGAGTTAATTCTCTGACCTCCCCATCCTTTGTCCTATACTCGACATTTATTTCGAGGGTTGGCATATTTTCAAAAAAATTTATTATTTTTTCATATTGAGAACTAGTGAGACTTTCTAAAAATTCTATTATTTCCTTTTTGGTAAAATTTTTAGTTTCTGCTTTTTCACTTTGATCTTCGAAATGTGTTATACAATTGGCAAGAAGATCGTTTATATCTCCAGTATCATCAATTAAATCTTTGATAGTTGGATATTTCATATACAAATTAAATCCAGGCATCAGTTCAATTACATCAATTTGATTTTTTATATTTAACTGAATGGCATTTAAATCAACACCAACAACATGCGACTCGTTAGTTATTGGGCAAATTATTCTTGGATTGATAATTTCACCTACAGATTTAGATCTTAATTTTAAGAAAGCATATTCCACTTCAAATAATGGAACTGTTGAAAAATCAATTTGGCCCTCAAAACAGACATTTAAAACTTCTATTATTCCATTATAGATTTCAGCCTGTGATGATGTTTCCTCTAAAATTAGAAGTTTTTTTTCTTCTTTGACAAGAAATGGTCTAAATTTCTTTTTTAATTTTGAATATGGCAATTCACATTCATATCTCGGTAGAGAGTCAATCATTATATTCTTTAAATTCATTTAATTTTTTCCTTTAATCTTCATTTATGCTACTAAAATCAATTATACCGCCAGATGCTACTCGTAGATTATAATATTTTCTATATGCAAAATTAACAACATATGTCGAGTAGCCGGTGTTATCTGCACTTAGAGATATTGGTAATAATGACAGTGGATATGCTTCATCTAAAACTGTAGTGGATGTAAACTTTCCAGTTTGTGTTGAATCTGTTTGGTCTGCATCCTTTGCCAAAGTTCCTATGTAGATTTTACCGACATAACTGGAATATGGTCTAGCAGCTTCCTGATAGAATGAACTATAACTTCCTTTATTTATGATGTAATCCATCCATTTTTCAAAAAAGTTTCTTTCGGCAAAATCCTCATATATTACGAAAGACATGGTTACTTCATCATATTCGTGCATTACAGGAACTTTTCGCTTGGTTCCCCACAACGACTCCGGTTGTCCTGCTGTATAAGTTGCTAGAGCTCTTTGTGGTAGATTAACTTCAGAGGGATATGTAATAAATGATTCTCCAGTAGAATTTAAGTCATTTGGCGACACAAATTCCACTATATATCTACTTGCCATCTGAGGACCACCACGTCTTACTATGGATGCCCTTAGATTTGAAACACTTCTTGGTACAAAATTATCAGGTACTTGCGGAAATCTTACCAGTGATGCTGATGGAAATAGTGACATTAGAAAATCTCTTTTTCTGTTAAAATTACAAATTTTATTTCATTTTTTTTGCAAAATTCTTTTGCCGCTTGCCATTTTGCTTCATTTATTTTATATGTCTTTAGATTTTTTGCGTAAGTTCTCTTAGAAGTATTTTCTGTCAATATAGGCTCCTTGGTTTGTTTATATGGTTTTATCTCTATAAGCATGACTGATACGGTATTATCTTTATTTCGTTTTTCCAATAGAAAATCTGGTATATAGAAGTGTAATAATCCATCTATTGGAGATTTGTACGGAATTTGTATTTTTTCAAATGCCCACCGTAAAATATTTTTATTTTCATCTAAATATTTACAGAATTTTCTTTCCCACAAGGAACGACATAAAATCTTTGAGGGATCGCCTATATATTTTGATGTATTTTTAGGAACAAACCTATTCTTATACGCCATAAAATTATTTATCAGAAAAAAACATGCTAGTTCAACAAATATACCCACTAGATCCAAAATTAAGAAACGAAATTCCATTATGGCTAAAGTTTAGAGCTTTTGAATATGTTGGCTTTGCTGGAAGATTTGTAAATGCCGGTGGGAGTATTGATGGGGTTATGCCAGCTCCACCCAGAATGCTTGCTCAGTTGTATGTTCCTGCACCGACTTTGCTAACCAGCGGTGTGAATAATAAATTTAACGAGTCTCCGGTTAAGACAATATTCGATAGCCTTGCTGGCTCTTTAAGTTCTATTGGTAAAATGACTGGAGTTGATGCTTTAGGTAAAGTTGGATCTGCTATTGGTGTAGCTAGAAATTTTGCTGAATTGTTTTATACTCTTGGTGGATATTTTTTAGATATTGTTCCACCAGATTTCAACGATAATATCTATGCTGGAACAAGTAAAAGAATATTTAAATTTCAATTAGTATTGCCATGTTTAACTGACGATGACTCGTTTGCTGCATTTGCTCTAGGTAGGGCATTTGAGGCACTAAGCGTTCCTTATACTGGTGGAAGTGTTCTAACATTCAAACATCCCCCCATGTGGGGCTTTGGCGTTGGACCTGGGACTGGTCCTTTTATTGATTATACATGGCTAACAGATCCACAGTTATGTTCTTTGGCATCGGTTGCAGTTAATAGATCAGCTCCAGATGGAGGTTCCTACGCTGTATTTACAAAATATGGACTAAAACCATCTGTTACAACAATCAGTTTACAATTTGTAGAAATAGAACCAATATACAGATTAAATGGATCTTTAAATATGATATCCAGATCACAGGCATTAGCAGCGGTACAAAACACATCATCAGAAGGAATTTTTGGATAATGTATTTTAATTCTTTTCCATTAACAAAATATACAATCAAAGGAAAAACTGAAAATGTTTTAGATATTTTCAGAAGAGTTGCTTTATTAAAAGAAAAAACAACCGCATATTTTGATCTAATAGTCACAGATAGCGATACCATAGAAACTCTTGCGGAAAAATATTATGGCGATGCAAATTTATCTTGGATAATAGCTTTAACAAATGACATTATTGACCCAGTAAATGAATTTCCAATGTCTAGAATGACTTTAACTCAATTATATAATACAAAATATTCAGGAGATATTCTATATTTTGAAGAAAATTTAAATTTACAAGATGGTGATATTTTAATAAAAGTCAATGATGGTACAAGTTTATCATTAAATCCGGATAATTTAATTGCTGGAAATTTAGATACAACAAAATATTGTTTTGTATCATCATATAATAATGAATTTCGTTTTGCGCGAATAACAAATGCTAGTTATATAATTCAACCAAATAATTTATTTGCTGCGTTCAGAAAAATTAATAATACATTAACTTTATTACCTTTTTTGAAGAGTTTTTCTGCTGGGGAAGCAAATCAAAGTGTTTGTGTGTTTACTGCATTGAGAAAAGATAAATATTTAAATTCACCACAATATTTTTATAATTCTTCAAATAGTAAAATAATATCACCATATCAAATATGGAAATTGGTAAGTGGCTTAGCAACAATAGAGGAAGATTATATTAGCATAGAAGCAACCGGAATTTATAATACTATTGGTAATGATAATGCTTTTAGAAGATCGTTATTATATCGTTATATGAATCAACAATCTGTAGTTAATTTATCTGCTTTTACATTAAAGCAAGATATAGAAGCCAAAAATGAAAAATTTAGAACAATAAAAATGCTCCCAATTGATGTGATACCAAAATTTTTGGATACATTCACAGAATTGATGACAAAACGTGATACTAGATCTAGAATAATTAGTATAAAGGAATGATATGGCTGGTAATTATCCATTTGCGGTAGACTCTTTAAAATCCATTAAAATACAGAAATCAGATGGATCTGGTGAATTTAATGTATTTCCATGGGAAGTTAATTCTTTATCTCCACTGATATCTTTATCGATAGATGAAAATCTATTCAATCCATTAATGAGTGGAACTTTGATAGTTAAGGATGTTGGAGACTGGTCGAATGAATTAAATTTAAAAACATTTGATCAACTTTTTATATCTTTTGTATCAAAGCGAAGAGGAATAGAACTTGATGGAAATATTTCTGGATCTGTCTTATCTACAAATAACCTTATATTTGAAATTACGAATATAAAAAATACAGTAAACCTTGCAAATCAAGCATTTCAAAATGGCCTTGAAAATACAAAAGTCATAACGATTGAATTCGTAAGCAAAAGTATAATATCAAAAGAATTATTATCATCTTTACTTGGAGATGAAAATTTTATTGGTCCAATTGCAAGTAATAGCAATGTAAATGTAACTTTAGATGGAGAAGAAAGCCAGTCTATAACAATGACTGGATTCAATTCTTATATTCAAGAAAAGCTCGGAATGAGTATCGATGCTGATCCAACTTTTAATTATTGTTATCTAAAAAGAAATAATGTTTCATATCCATGGGGAAAACTAAAAGGTCAGCCAACAATATTACAGACTCTACAGTATTTGTCTGAAAATGCAGTTGATTCTGAGAATAGTGCTTCTGTAAACTACCTTTTCTGGCAGGATCTTGATGGATTTCATTTTAGATCAATATCTTCATTAATTGCAGACAACAATCAACAAGAAACAAGTTTTACATATAATTTTAGTGATGTAGAGTTATTTACTACCACTATTCACAGCTTTGAGACATTAACTGAATTTGATGAGTTTAAACTTATAAATTCAGATGTATATTTTTCTTGGTACGAAAGATTTACTCCAGATTTTTCTGATCCATATGCAGATTATGTAGACTCTACGGTTGCATTAAAGAAACAAAAAATATCATATAATGGAATGACAGCATATGGAGAATATCCACACATAGAATCTGGTGGAGTGTTAAATGAAGAATTGATGGTTGATAATGAAATTAAATTTCCGGAAAGTCGTAGAAAAGATGACGACATTTACGGATTTTTCTCAAAAAATAGATACAATACTCCACATCCAGTCGATTGGGAATATCTTGGAATATCTGCTGATACTAGATTATCCAATGTGGTATGGCAAACACAATACGATATTGATGATCAAGTAAAGCCAGAATTGGTATATGCATATGATAAATTAATAAGAAAAGCTTCAGAAAAGAATCGTGAAAATTATGTAAATTTGAAAAATGCAAAGAGAAAATGGGAAGTTTTTAGATGTGGAGCTTGCTGTACGAATCAACTTGGTGGAACAGCAGATCAAGCGATCATAGCAAATATTCAGAATAATCCAGGTGATTATGTTTACTATTTTGGTCCAACTGGAATTTTTGGAAATCTTCAAGTGGAAGGCTATGGTGTAGTTGCAGCTGGTGCGTTTTCAGATGCAGTTAATTTTATTCGTGGTCTTACTGGAGTAACGAACGGATTAACATATGCATATGATTTAAATTCAGAACCTTATAATCAAAACATAGAACAATTTTATTATTTAAAACGAAATTTAGATGCTTTAACTGGTGACTTGGATGGAGCAATTAATCAATATACTGTAGATTTAAATAGTATAAATTCAGTTATTGGTAAAATGCGTGATTTATTAGATAAAATACCAACATGGAGACAGGAAGCAATAAATCTTGCGTATAATAACTTAACTCCAAATTTTATTCAAACTTGCAATTATCGTGGAATAGGAAGAACGCAGGAGGAAAATGAAAATCCAACTCTTGCTACTCATGGTCCAGGAACTGGAAATTGTTCATGTAGACCATCTCTTGGTGGTAATTTACTCGCAAGTGACATTAATTATTTAACAAAAATACCAGAAATTAGAAATGCATCTAGTTACGATTTATATACATCTGGTATTGGTATAAGACCATTTGACCACTATATTCCAAACAATGATCAAAATGTATCTAGGTATGTTTCTGCATTTCATCACATAAGAGCATTTTCTGAAAACAATGACAGAACAATAAATTCAAATACACGGTATACACGCGGTGCGAAATTTGTTTTTGGTATACACGTAGATAACTGTTTAGATGATGTTTTATTTGATTATTATGATGAACCATGGGATCCAAGAGATACACCAAGCTATACACAAATGAAAAAACTTCCGTTATATGTAAATTTATCATATGATAATCCCCAAAAAATGATAAATGGTGCTCCAGAATTCAACGGATACGCAGATCTTTTAATTAAAATACCAAAAATAAACAATAGAGGTACGAATGAATTTGATACAGTATCTGGTGCATATTTGTATTGTTCTTCTCTGAGACAATATGCACTAACATCATATGATGGTATACTCTGTGGTATATTAGAACTTTGTAATTCGCCAAAGTTGTCTGAGAAAGAAGCATGGGAATTGCCTTTTATTAAGCCACCATGGTTGTATGAATGTAGTAAAACAAAATTAATAGCTGGTAATTATTATAGAACAACTGAATCACTGGATATTCCCAAGGATATTTCCGCGGATCTTGGAAACAACTCATTTGCCGTGGGCTTATTTAATCTTAAAGGTTTATTGATTACACAAGTTTTTAATATTTTAGATTTTGACAATGTATCCCAATCTTCTGATGTCCGTTCTCAAGATTCAAGAACTTTATCTGAAATGTTAGATGCTGGAGTTGCTTGGTGTGGTACATGTCTTGACCCAATATCTTTAGTTGTAATAGAAAAAGAATATGAAAAGGTATATAAACAATTAACAGTTAAAAAATTGGTATTGGAAAAAATAATTGAACGGTTAAATACCTTAAAAAATAAATTTGAAAATTTATATAATGAATACATGGACAGAAAGGCATTTTTTATATCGAAAGATCCATTCGATCCTGGTGTAACTGGAAATATAGTAAATAAAAGATCTCCTCTATGTCTGACACAAAATATAAAATCTATAAAACGTAAACCTATTCGTGGAAGTAGATATGAAATTCTTGCAAAAAGATACGGGGTTACAGCTGGGCTATCTGGAGATTTACCAAGAACAGCTGGTGAATATTTGTATAAAATATATTTTGATGATGATGACGATAGAAATATTGGAATAACGGGAAATCATCCATATTATGATCAAAAATATAAGTCCTTTGGAACAGACGAAGATGGAATTACACTAGCATATGCTACAAAAGATGCGTTTGATGTCGAATATTATTCAATAGATCCATATTACTATGATGATGATATTGGAAGAGTTTGGACACAGCCATTTGGAGATTATAGTGTTGGTTTATATTACAGTGGTCTTGAAAATGAATCAGAAATATCAGATACGGTATCAAATGAAAGATATTCTATACCAACTCCAATAAGAGTGAGAAATAATTTAAGATATCCATCTACACCAGTATTAGAAACGACTTTATCTGAAAATTTAAGTTTTCAGACTTTAAAAACTTTAACATCAACGTCGAATAAATTTAATTCGCCAACAGGCAAACCACCATCTATTAAAAAGGAAGAAATAAGTTCATATGTTCGCATTGAATTTATGGAGCCAATTGGTCTTGATAGACTTGCAGATTTTCCTTCCGGATTTGTCAGAGATGCTGGAAGTGAATATTTTTTACCGTATATTGTACAGATAACACCTGGGCCACATGGAAGACAATCTATTCAAAGTCATGTTGCTGTTATTGGGATAGACCCGTATGGATTTGACGTTGCTGTAAAGAAAATAAAAACTAAAAATAATTATAACGATTATAAAGATTGGGGATATTACTGGTGGCATACACCTGTCAATAAATTAAGAATACAAAATAAAACTAAAGATATTTCAGAAATGTCTTTATGGGCCGAAAAATCGTTTGATAATGAGTTTAGTTATTTTCAAAATTCTGGGCCTTTATTTTATGATGTGGGGCATGATTTTTCTGAATACAATGATTATGTTGCTGACGCATTAAGGTTTGGTTCCCAAAATGGACAAATTTATCCGGGTGATAGAACCAGTGGTGCTTTTTTTAGTGCGGCTACGGTTCGGGACGTTCCAACATCTTCAATTAAAAGTTTTTATAATATTCCATTATCTGACTCGTACAATAATCCCAGTAACACTGACAGCTATTATACAAATAATATTTCTCCATATATTAATTTTGAAAGATTAGATGAAGTAGATATATTAAGAAATACAAATTTATCAAGCGATGTAAATGAAATAAGAGAAACTAATAATATAAAAATTCCAAAATCTACATTTGATAGATCACTTAGATCATATCAATACGGCTCATATGAATTGTTATCTTCTCATTCGCATTATAATATAAGACGAAGTTGGTATGATTTTGGATTTCCGTCTAGAACTTATCTTAAAGTGCAGCTAAGAAATTTTGCAAATGCAAATAACCAAATTTTTGGTTATGAGCCAGAAACAGTATTTTTTGGTTATGATATAACATTCTTTGGAGGAAATGACTTACTTGGTAATGATGGCAGTGAAATTGAAATTGCATCATCACAACAACTCACAGATTTGCTAGATTCTTTAAATTTTACAACATTAATATACGATAACGCTGATATTGCTGGAAATAATTTGCTAAACACATTAAAAGAAGATAGCTTTAATTCTTTAAATCCAGATATAGAAAAATTATTCAGTGATGATATAGAGCACGCATTTAATGCTGACTTCTATTTATATAAACCGGGATTATTATCATCTCAAGTGTGGATGTACGATATATTTGGAGAAACCGAATATGGTCTTGTAAGTCCACCAACACTTCCGCCAGAATATGACAATTTTGACAATAATTTTTCTGCGCAATTTGTTGTTTTTGGTCAAACTGTAAGTGAAGCAAATATTTGTAAAAAACTCGGAATCAAATGTATTAGTCCAAATGGATATGTAAATAATATTGGATGTGAGCCAAATGATCCATATTGTGAATGTTCCGGAAAGACTGTAATTCCAAAAGTACGTGAACCTTCATATAAGGAATTGGCTATTGCATTCAATAAAACAAAGGAATGTGAACTGATAAAAGATGTTCTTGGGGAAGAATACCTTGGTTGCATTTTATCAGATGATCAAAATGTAATTTCTTGCAATTGCCCAGAACAAGGAGAAAAATTCAAGGATCTGTTGGCTACTATAAGAACACACTCGACATTCTACAGCACACCACCAGAGACTCCTCTTAGGAGAAATGCACAGATGATGCTCTTTAATGCACAAAGAGCCATGATGATGATATTCCCAAATGACGAATTAAAAATAGGAACCATATTGACAATAAATAAACCAAATCCATCCTCCGATTATGCAAATAAATATGAAAGAGTAAGTGGAAAATGGATGGTGACTGGAATTTCAAGAATATTCAAGTCAGCGAATATTGAACATATGATAGTTTCATTAAATAGAGATTCAACGCAGCTAGGATCGTCTACTTCAGCTACGACATATGGAAGAGATATATTTTAAGTAAAGAAGAGATTATAAATGCCAGCATATCCAAATCAAACACCAGATCTAGGAAAATTGAACTTTAATGAAATAAAGGATAGTTTAAAGAGCTATCTTAAAAATCAAGATTCATTGAAGGATTTCAATTTCGAGGGATCAATAATGCAGACATTATTGAATGTATTGGCATATAATACGTACTATTATGCATTTTATGCCAATATGGTGTCGAATGAAGTCTATCTGGATTCTGCCCAAAGAACTGATTCTGTCGTATCACTGACAAAACCTCTTGGTTATTTTGTTCCTTTCAGATCATCCGCGAAAGCCACCGTCAATGTTTTTGGTTTATTGGATGATATTCCAGAATTTGCACAGTTTTATGGAAAAAATCCAGATGGATTAATTTATTCTTTTTATACATTAAAATCATACCAGCAGTTTGACAGTGATGCGGAGAACGTCGAGATCTATGAAGGAAAAACAATTAAAGTTGATTTTGATGTAACTAATTCATTTGATGAGGTATATCAAAGATTTTTCATCGCTGAGCCAGAAATAGATATTAGAAGTCTAAAGGTAAAAGTTCAAACAAATGGACAACTTGACCCAAATTCAAATAAAGATCTATGGATTTTAGCCGATGATCTCGGAAATGAAACAATAGCAAATCAAAATATTTATTATCTTGAACGTGGAAATAATGGATTATATGTTTTATTTGGAAAGACAAATTCACTTGGTAGATCCGTTAATGCTACTGCTGATCGAATCTATATAAGTTATTTAACTTCAAGTGGAAAAGTTGCAAATGATATTGTTGAATATTCATTCGTATCTCCAACTAGTATAGCGGGAAATATTTCAATTGGTTTGGTAGAAAAATCCGTTGGTGGATTGAATGATCCAAATCTTGATTTTGTAAAATTCGTAGCCCCAAAAACATTCTCATCACAAAACAGAGCAGTTACAAAGGATGATATTAAAGCGTTAGTATCTCCTTTTTTTACTTCTCAGTCTGAGTATAATGTTTTTGGTGGTGAAGAAATATTTCCCCAGATGTATGGTAGAGTTTTCTTTACAGCTGATTTAGATCCCAATAATCCAGCCCAATCGCAACAAATCCAACAAATTACAGATGCAATACGTTCTAAATGTGTCGTCACTGTGATTCCAGAATTTGTTCAATCTAAATTTATCAACATAGAACAAAGAGTTAGTTTTTCTTTAACACCAACAAAATTTTTCAATGAAAGTGAAAAAAAGCAACTAAGAAATTCTATAAAAAATATATTAAATTCTGAATTTGATACACAAGGCTCTTATAATTATTCTTTTAATTCCGAAGATGCAGCTAATAGAATAAAATTAATTTATAAAGATGTACTAATTGAACCAATTGATTTTTCTATATTTTATAGAAATACATTTTTTGGTGGTGGTACAATATTAGTGGATTTAGAGAATGAGCTTGATGTACCATTTTTTACAAATGTAGATATTACTGAAGATTTTATAGGTGAAAGTGGATCATTGATAAAATTAGTATTATACGTAAATGCAAATCAAAATTTGTTTAGTTTTATACAATTAAAAACTTTTGAAAAACAATCTAATGGTTCGTATTCTGAAATTCAATCATCATATGGTCGTGTAAATATAAAAAGAGGAATAATAGAAATAAACAATTCTAGAAATACTTCTGAGCCAATAACAATAGCTGTAAATTTTAAGAATAAATATTTTGTATCCAATTTAAATAATAAAATTAGATTTAGAACAACATCTGTAGAATACAAGTAAAATGATATCTGGTTATTTAAACAACAGTATAAAAAATATAAATCATACTTTAATTGATTTTCTTGATTCTATTGGTGATGAATATAATGAAACTTTTTCAGAAAGATTAGCATTAGAAATTGATATAAATCAATCATCTTTTGATCAAACAACTTGTGGGTCAAATTATGATATATCAAGATTAATACCTTCTTGGGTTGTAGCGGAAAAAAATGCAAGAGAACAAAACGGAGAAACTAATGTAATTTCTGTTTTTGATTTTCTTCAAAAATATTACGATTGGCTTTATTGTGATAATGAAAGTGGTGCTCAGTATTCTCTTGCTAATAATTTTTTAGACATGATCGATGTTGAAAAAACAAGAGAAGAATTTTTAAAAAGAATTTATAGTGTGTATTTTAATTCATTTCCATATGATAAAATCAGGAACGATGGAACAATAATTTTTGATCTTCAAAGAGCTAGAGATTTCATAGTTGGTATAAAGAAAAATCTTCATGGAAGAAAAACAAATATAGAAGCAATAAATTATTTTTTTACTAGATTATTCACAGTATCTGAAGAAGATGTTCTTGTATATTATCCAAAAGTTGATATTATTCGATTAAATGGTGGTATATTTAATAATGAATATTTTAATTTTATTTCTGCTACTGGAAATTATTATAATACGAGTACCCTTGGTTCTGGTTTGAATATCTCAAGATTTCAGGATAATGATTGGTTTCACGATTGGTCTTATTTAATTTATCTTGGAACAACACAAGAAAATACAAACTTAAGAGATGCATATGTTAAATCTTTACATCCAGCTGGATTGCGTCTTATATTTGGAAAACAGCTCAGTGACTATCAAGGTCCGGGAATTAGTGATGACGATAGTAGAGTGTGTGAATATCCACTGCTTAAAAACTATGCTCCTTATTCTATGACTATGGAATATGCACAAATTGGTGTTCATTATGGTATAACATTATATGGAATAACTGGATGTTCTGGTTGTGATGGATCGTATAGAACACCACCAGCTACTGGATTTACCGGACCTGTTTACGTATTCCCAACGTGGACTGGAACAATAAGCGGATCTAAATTTTTTGATATAAATATCAGTAGTTTTATAGAATTGTGCTATACACCTGGTTTCACAAGTCCAAACGAAAATAAATCCTGTAGTAACTGTTAAAACATGCTAAACAAATCAAATATATTAAAGGACTATCTAAACAATATTGGTACAAAAAACCAATTGTTTTTCCTCTTTGGCCATATGCCAACACCAAGCACAAGTAATACATCACAAAGTGCAATTGATTCATGGAAAAATTCTGAGATGTCTTATAAAGTTGGCAGAAGGGACTCGATTGCAGTAGTTCCTGCTAATATATGGAAAAGTGGATATGTTTATGATTATTGGAAAAGTAAACAAATAAATACTGGAAATTACTACGCCCTAAACAAAACAAATAATATAGTTTATCTTTGTATTTCAAATAATTCATTAGATAGAAAAGATCTATCTATGAGCAGTGCCTCAACACAGATACCAAATCATGAATATGGTATCAAAAAATATAAAGATGGTTATTCGTGGCTTGCCTTATACAGGATAACCACTGATATGAATAGATTTTTGAATAATACATGGATGCCAGTTATTTCTTTTGACGACTACAGGCAAACAAATATTTCAAAATACAATTCTGCTGAAAAATTTTGCCCACAATCACAAGCGTCTACTGTTTACTGTGGAATATACTTCAAAGAAAATACTCAAATAGAAACTACTTCTGGAACATTTACAACATATGAAAAGGGAACTTTATATACATCAATTAGAACCGAGTGCCAAAAATGTTATTATCTATTTGAAAATGATGATAGATATGAAACTTTAGCATATGTTTCTTCAACTGATGTTTTAAATTCAATAACAATAAAAGATAAATTTGATCAAATTGAAGAGTTAGTCTCAACTAATCAAATTTCAACATCATCACCATATTATTCATTGTATCAAATGTCAAAAAATGGACTAGAAGATGGGGCGATTGTATCTGCGATGTTGGATTTAACTGGATTTGATACTGCAAATCTTGTTGTGGATACACCAAATCCAGAAATCACAGTATCAAGTTCTTCTGGTTCTGGTGCAAAATTAATATTTACAACATATGTAAATTTAGATGGTGAAAATATCATAAACGGTGTTTCTCTCATAACAAATGGAAGAAACTATAAAAATCCAGTATTGTCTATAAACTATTCAATATTTCCATACCTTACATCCACACAAGTTGATGAGTTGATTTCTTCAATTGAAGTTAATGTAGATAATCTAGATGGATTAAATTTCGACCCTATTTCTGCGCTATCCGCAGAAAACATAATGTTTGATATACGTGTTGAAACAAATGTTTTAAAACAACAAAATCTTTCTATTCCAAGAAAAATAAATTTTTATGCATTGGTTGAAAATCCAATTGAAATTCTTGATGATACAATTGAAATAGTTGCTGGATCTCAATATGGAAAAGATGATACTTACATTGAAAAAACAACAGCAAAGGTAAAATTAACTGCAACCCCAACAATATTGGATCCAGAGGAAGAATTGTCAGGGACACTGACATTAGTTGATGGTCGAGTTGTTCAAAATGTAAATGTACTTGGTGTTGAAGTTGCTGGGGCAACAACTTCAGCAGAATTAAATAATTTCAACTATGTTGATATCGATGAAATATCAACTGTAACCATAGATTCCGTAGTATATACTGTTGACGAAGTAGTATATAAGCCATCATTTAAACAATATTCTGGTAAAATTGCACAAACAAAAACTTTTACTAATGATTTAAAATTTGGAAATGCAAATACGGATTCTGAAAATACAAGAATATTTCGCATAAATATTGTAAAGGGATTTTAAATGGCTGTAACACCGTTCGGAACTCTACCTCTGCAATCTGGAACATTTTTGTCCAGATTATCTCGCTTTATGCAAAGAGGGGTAAATTATGCCGCAACCGGATTTAAACCTGGATATGCACTTCAAGCAGCAGAATTAAATGAAATACATGAACAAAATCTTGTATATCAAACATTAAGTAACCGTTCGCTTTATAATTGGAGAGTTTACGATGTCAACTCAATTCCATATTGGGATGGAACTACTCCGTATGATCCAGCAAATATTGTAATTACTACTAATGGAAATCAAGTAACAATCAAATTTTCACCTAGTTGGTTCTATCTAATAGATAGCACTTCTACAAATTCAAGTAATAGTGGTTTTGGATTTTGGGTAAACACAATAGAAGAAAAAACTATTATAGTCACACCACCAGCTGCTGGTGCCACCATACGTTATGGATTTAACTATGAAATAACTACAATTGGTGTAGATCAGGATAGCTCTTTAAAAGATGAATCAAATTCATTGATAGCTGGAATTACAGTCCCAGGTGCAGATAGAATACAAATTAAAAATATTTCTCTTGTACAAAGACAAGGATCTTTTACAAAATTTTCTGAAATATTTGCTGCAAGAAGACTTACAGGATCAAACACATATGCACTGTATTGGCCTTATTCAAATTATTCCAAAAAAATAACTACTGATATCCCAGTATAATAAAGAGTAAATAATCATGGCAATAGATAGAGATACGGTAATAACTTCACTTGGGCAAAATGATTCATTTTATGATTGGTTTACTAAAGAAAATGAATTCATAATACCAAAGTTAAATGCCATAAACACATATACCGTAGAGGGTGGTGATGGAATCACTGCCCCAATTGCAATCACCGGAAAAGCAACAATAAGTCTAAGTGGAAAGGTTGATGGTGGAATATCATTTAATGGTCCGGTTTATTTTAACAATTTTGTCTCTGTTCCAAATATTGCCATCAGAGTAACTGGAATAACGAGTGGTTCATCTGGTTATACTCTAGGAACTCCAGTCAGAGTATTCTATGATATTGTAACCAACAAGCAGACATATGAACCAGCAAGAGGAAATGATCCAGATCAAGCCGAAGTCATGGGCCTCATATCAAGCCTTGATTCATCTGGCGCATATGTTACTGTTCTTGGTCAGGTAACTGGAAATTTTTCCAATATAAACACACGTGGAGTTGGTTTAACTGCTGGTTGGATATATTTTCTTGATCCTGGAACTACAGGATACATCACAGATGTTGAACCAAATCAAACTGGTCAGGTTTCTAAACCAGTTCTAATGGGACTTACTGGTAATGTTGGTGTAGTGCTTCAGATGCGTGGAAATTATCTAAATTCTGAAGGATTTACTGGTGGAACTGGAGCTTTTGATAGAATCATAATAAACACAGGTAATACCGACATTGAAACTTCCACATCTATTAATATTGGAACAAGTGTTTCATTGACGAGATTTGCCAGCGTTTCGCGAGCTGCACTTACTGCTCTCGGCTATGAAATATATGGTGGTATTGCTGGAAGTGATATTCCAACGACACATGGAATAATTGCAACAATGAGTCCGCGAGATTTATCCTGGACATCGGGTGGCGTGTCTGGTGTCGTAACAATTTCAGATGGAGACTGCCTTGGAATAGTAACTGATATATTCACCATTGGAGGTCAGTCATTTATTGAAGTTGGATTGCACGGATATACAGATGCTTTAAGTAGTTATTCAACTGGAACATACTATATAAATCCATCATTCTCGGCAAATGCCCCAACTGTAAATTCACAATATACAACCATAGAATCTTCAAAATGCGCGTTTATAAAATATTCTTCAAATGGAGCAATAATTGTAAACAAGACCACCTCTGGGTCAACACAAAGATCTGGAGAATTATCTGGTTATAATACTTATGTGACAACTTCCGGTTTGACTGGTGGATTGAACCAAGGAACAAATTATCTTGTTAATGGAAATTTTGCCGTTTGGCAACGTGATTCGACTGGAAGAGGAAACGCCTACACAAACACAGGGTCTTTGGTCTTTGCTGACATGTGGAGAAGACATGATGACGTGACTGGTAGTGATGGAACAAAGAGTTATTCCATAATTAGAGCTGAATTTGATGAATATCAATCACAAATAGAAGGTAATCCACAATACTATCTAACAGTGCAGGCTCTTGGATTATCTGCAATCGGATTGAGTGGAGCTACTGGTTATTATGATGACTATGATCATATGATGATAGGTCATGTTGTTCCGGGGGCCAAAAAATTTGATATGAATAATCTTATAGTCAAATTTTATGGAAAAGTTTCTGCCAATACTTATCCAGTGGATGTATATCTCAGCAGATATACTGGACTATCTTTGATTAATTATACAAAGCTTGGAACCGCAAATCTAACGGCTAATTGGCAACCATTTGTTTTCAATAAGACAATTCAGCCACTTGCGAATGAAGGTATAGATATTGATCTGGATGATGACTACTGTGAAATCGGAATAGATCTCATTCCATTAATGCAACAGGCAAATATCAGTGGAATAACATTGGGACAAAGCCTAACGGTTGATGTTGCTTCCTTTGTTGCCACGGTTGGAACTGCAACCCCGGTTGCAATATACGAAGAGTACAATGATCAATTGAAATATTGTCAGCAATTCTACTATACAAATTACTCAAAGAATCAGGAAATTGGCTCTATAACAATGTCTGATGTTACATCACCAACATCAAATGTTGAGTCATTCTTCATACAGCCTAACAAGACATGCAGTTTCTACAAATGGCCAGTTGAGATGCGTATAGCTCCAACCGTGCAATTGTATTCACCATTGTCAGGTATTCAGAATGATGCATATAATAAAACAATATCTTTGGACATGAGAAATACATCAGGAACACTTGGCTATGGTGATGCTGTCAGATCAGCTCCAATTGGACAATCGACTATAGAAGCAAACTCCTACCAAAACGGATATAAAATATGTGTGAATAATGGATATGTCAACTACGATGAAGTATATTTTAATATAACAGCAAACGCTGATTTCAGCATATGAGGTAAACATGCCATCAGCAAGTAATACAAGCAATAGCTCAAACATAAGATCATCAGAACTAAAGATTTCTGTACAGAAATCTTCGGATGGTTCAAGATTGATAGTTAACATAAAGAACAATCCTATTGGATTGATTCCAACTGGACTTACTGGTGGGGATGTAATTCGCTATGATGTTGCCACAGCAGGATACACCAAGTCCGTGGCAACAAGTCTAGCAACATCTGAAGTTTTTGGTGTTGTTGAAAGTCTAGATGGGGACGGATCTATAAATGTAGTCACATATGGATCTATAAATTATCCAGAAGATAGACTGATAAACATTGCTGGACCTAACTTTGGTGGAAATGATATTTATTTTTTGAGTGATAATTTTCCAGGAAAACTACAAAACACAGCACCATCATCTATAGGATATGTCGTAAAACCAGTCTATCAAACTGCTCCGCATGGGGAATATACTGGGACTATAGTAAATTACGTTGGATATTCGATAATTTTAAATTAAAAAAATGGCTCTGGATAAAAATAATTCTACTATACGAAAACAAACCAAGATATTTAGCATAGATGATAGCACAAAATTTTATGCTAGAATAATGGTCAAAATCAGTCAAAATTTGATTGATTCATCTATAACAGTTGGAGATGTAATAAGATATGATACAGTATCTAGACATTATGTTAGATCATTTGCTGACACATCTACAAACTCAGAAGTTTTTGGTATTGTTGAAAGTATAGACGAAGATGGATCTGCAAATATTGTCACAAATGGATCAATAAATATAAATTCCTCTAAATTAATAAATATTTCTGGAGCAAATAGCGGAGGAAATGATGTATATTTTTTGAGTGGAATAACATCTGGTAAGCTACAAAACTGTGGTTCGACATTCCCAGGACATATAGTAAAACCATTATATCAAATAGCACCACATGGTGATTATACTGGTGTTTTTAGAAATTATCTTGGATATCCAAATCAAAGTGGAACACAAGAATTATTGGATGAAAATTTCATCGTAGCATTTAACACACCTATCACAAGAGCTTTGATTTTTAATCCAGCCAAACAAACATTTAGCGTAAAACAAGCGACTTTTTCATCATCCGCATCAACATTTACATTTACGCTACTATATGAGAGTAGCATTTTTAATATTCAAACAGAAAATTTAGACATTGTTGATTTTTTGTATAATGAAAATTATGATGCAAAAATATCGGATGATGGTAGACATATTTTAATATTTGCCAAATTAACTAATAAAGTATATTACATATACATAGATCCAAATGATTCTAATACTTTTAAATTAAAAAGTATAATAAATGTAAATCTTCCTGGAACTCCAGAAGATAAAATATGGGATGCAGACCATGAAATTGGTTCATTTGTTGTATCTACACGTGCTGTGAATGTAAATCCATCATCAAATGATGTAAGACATCTATCCCCATCAGTTTCTTCAAAAATAAAATATTATAAAAGAAATATATCCACATCAAATCCATTCAAATGGAAAAAAATTCATGAGAATCATGCGTTTGGATTTAATAAAGATAATAAAAGCGATTCTTTGGATTTGCCTACTGCCGTTACCAGCGATTCTGTTTTATATACAAGTGGTGTCTACAGGACAAATGATATTAGATGTCGTCGTAAAAATTACACAATGTCATCTATAGCTTTAAAAGAAGATCAAGTTTCTTATAAGTCTAGGGAAAGCACCTTACAGTTACCGAGATATAGCTCTATAAATTTACCATCAGATGTATTGACAAATATAAACTTAATTGGATTAACTGGATCTATACTAACAACATCAAATAGTGCTCTGGATGAAATCTATATTCGCAATTATTCAGAACAAAATAGATCATATGCTTTGAATGGCCACAATAAATCATTTTTAATTAATTATAGAGATGGTAATGACGAATACCATGAAGATCATTCGTTTAGATCCATGTATGGATTTCTTCCAACTCGTCATGTTTATGGTCCAGTGATTCCAGCAGGTATTGGGTTAACAGCATTTAGCTCACCAACTGGTGGTAATGAAACAAATTATTTAAATTTTGTTCGATTTGGACCAATGATTGGTGGTGTATATACAGAAATAATTGCTCCGGTTGAAAACATATCATCCAGTTCTTACACTACCTCACTTACATCAAGTCCATCTTCAGATGATATTTGTGTAGTTGCAAAATTATATAATTTTTATCAAACAAATGAAAAAAGATTAATTGTTTATAAATATCCGTTTTATGCCAATATCACAAATACCGTGTGTGATTATTTTTCTTGGTTTCCAACGGTATCCCCACCCGGATTAAGGCCATTAGCTATAAATGCTACCAGTGGAAAAGAAATATATGGATATTTGAAACATTTTAAGACAACGGATATAACAGAATTAAATTCCATGAACCATATAAAAATTTTTGGTGATACTATAAGAAGTTTCATATTCACTACAAGCTATGTTATTGTTTTATTACAATCAGATTCATCTTTTATTAAAATAAATTTAAATCAAGATTTTACAAAATCAAAACATTTTTACACAACTCTGAATAATTTTTTTATGTTAAACTCAAAGATTTATAGATACAACTCAACCTCACAATCATTTGATTTACAACAAACAATAAATCTATAATACCATGATAAATAAAACATTAACAGGATTATCAATATTAGATTATAATGCGGCAACTGATTTACCATCAGCGATTAATGATACTTTTGTCACAAAATCGGAAACTAATTTAACAATATCATTATCATTATTAAATTCATTAACTGGAATAAGTTTGAATTCTGGCAACATAGCAAATCATAAACTATTCATTAGAATTTATAATTCAAATCTTACCACAATCTTAGACGAAAAAATATTTGATCTTGATGATACTAATTTATTATCATCATTTCTTTATGTAAATATTAAATCTTTAACAGATTTATATGATAATGAAAAATTATTTTTATCTATGACAAATAGTGAACTAAGAAAATTATATAAAAGTTATAAAATAGTCTTTAGGGTATATACAGGAACACTGACAAATCAAACTTCTATATTAAATACAGATATAGTTCAAGATTTAAATTTTGTGGTAAATACATTTCAAAGTGGACCATACGATGTTGCATTCGAACACTTGGATTTATGTAGTCCATCCGATTTTACGACTTCGGAAAGAATTGCAATATTTGAAAAAAATCCAATGATCATGGGAGTTGAGTCTGTTCGTTCGTTTTATTCTGAAAATTGCCAAGATAAAATGCCTCTCATTGTTTATTGTCATGGAAATAATCAGTCAACGGAAGGATTTGATAGCTTTTTATCTCAATTTGCATCCTATGGATATTTTGGTATAAGTGTCAATTTGGATCAGGGTGGTGATGTAGTCCCAAATACATATTATGTTTTAAACTTAATCGATCATTTTAAGAAAAATATATTGAAAATAAAATCTGGTTTTTTTGACAATAAAATAGATTTTAATAAGATAATATTGTGTGGATTAAGTCGCGGTGGACTTGCCATTGAAACAATTGCTACTAGATTGAAACGAAAAAATTCTACGTTTTCACAGTTTAATGGAAATAATCTAACTATAGAATATAATGATTTAAAATGTCTCGTTTCTATTGGTGATGTAAATCTTACTGGAGTTGGTGTAGATGGAATAGTTGCAAATGAAAGTGTATTTAGTAATGCAATATCCCCCACAGAATCCGAATTATCATATTTTTCCACAGATCATGATATACCATTAGTTAAAATTTGTGGATTTAATGACAATCAAACTCTTAATGTTATGTTTCCGCATACTCTATTGTATCCAGGATTTTGCTATTCAAACAGATTAAATTACTTGGATAAATATGTTTTATTATCTTATGGGGCACACAATGATTTAATAGACCACACAACAAGATCTGAAGAAAAAGCTTTTAGTACAGGTGCAAATCAGTTAAATGTGAATAATCTTAATTTAAATTCGTTTAGACATCCACTCAATGAATTTATCTCTACTTTATTGTATTTTTTTGCAACCAACATTTTTGATTCCAATAAATTAAAAAAATTAAGATTCATAACACCAAAAAAGCAAAGAATAAATTATTTAACAAAAGATGATACTCTAGATAGCGTATATCATCTATTTTTTCCTAAAAATGACGATATTCTTTATCATATTGATAATTTTTCTGGAATAACTTCAAGTCTGGCAGGAATTACTGGATTTACATTCAATAGCCCATTACCTTTTACATACGATTATTGTGTGGATTCTACTGTCTATGATCAAACTTCAGTTGTTCCAGTGAATCAATTATATTTGGATTTACTTAAAGAGTTGAAAGTAATAGGTGGAAAACACAATAGTATCTTTTTTATTGACACAACTGACAATGATACATTCAATGGTGTATTGTTTAATTCATATAGATCTTTATTTGTTCCAATAGAATCAAATATATCATTTGGCTATACATTCAATAATATAATTACTTTGTCTGAAAACAACTATATTGGTCTAAAAGCATCTCAAGTTTACATGTATGGGACA